CACCCTTTGCCTTTGTGCCATTTGCGAATCTCTGCCGCCCCCACGTCCATAGAAACCGGAGTAGCAGAACAATGAAGAACGAGATACTTGAGTTCACGCATTGAATAGGGATTTAAGGTAGCCCGCTATAATAACTCCAACTCCCCCGATACTTCCGAGCCACTTGAATTCAAGATTCTCGATTTTCTTTTCGTGTTTGTCTAACGACTCTTTGTGGAAGTCGAGTTTGGTTTCTATCCGGGCTAGCCCCTCCCGTATTTCCTGAAGTGCGTCCATCTATCCACCGTTTTAGCTTTTCGATATTGGCGTTCCGGTCCTGCTTCATTTATTGATAGCGTAGGCGTACTCCGGAGTGATATTCGGGACCGTATACGTTCCAGAAATCGCGAGTCCAGACTGGTAGTACTTGAACGGTTGCGCACAGATACGGTTCTGCAAGTTGGTAGAATACTCCGGGAAGAGGCTAGGGTTCTGGCAGAGGTACCGGTACATCTGGTTCGTGTAGAAGTTGGCATTTTGCCTACAGCGTTCCAGTTCCCTATGATAGTCCGCTTGAGAAATAGCCGTGGTATTTTCCGAACTCCGGATAACCAAACCTCCGTTATCGATTTTCACGTAAAGGGTCGGAAGGAGTTCTACCATAGTCCACCACGCCGTAGCCTTGCGGACGTAGTTTTCTACGAGCGTGAGGTAATTGCCTGTCAACGTCCCGCCGCTAATCTTCGTTCGCAGGGCGTCGTACAGGTCCGAACCCAAATAGATTTGGACGTTCTTATCCTGTGCGAGAATAGCCGCTTGAGTAATATAGTTTTCGTCCACCCCGCCGTTTAACTGCGTTACCCGCTTGAGGTAGTTCGGGTTGATAAAGAGTACTTCGGCCATTATCGGGGAGTTGTGAATTTGCGGGGCTTGAGAAATCCGCGGTTCTTCATGTCGCGGGGGCGCTGGGCCACCTTGCGGTCATTTTCTTCTAGCTTGTTCTTCTTGCGTTCGTCCGGCGGGAGGGCCTGAATCAGACGCTTTGCCTCGTTGACAGAAACGAGGTCGTTATTACGCTTCAGGTACGTTTGGCGCATCCAGAAGTGGCGACAGGACCCGCCCCCTTTGTATAACCATATATCGTACGTGTCGGCTCCGTTCGGCCCCCATCCGGGGTTTACCGCTTGACTACCGGCCTGCATAATATCTTCCTTCCGGTAGACCTTCATGGCCTGAATCATACGCGTACAGAAATCGCGGCTCCGTCCGTCTGCGAGGGTCGTAGGAGCGTACGCGTACCGTACCCGAACGATTTCGTTATCCTGCGAACTCTTTGCCGACGGGTTATTCCGGAGCGTACGCGCAAACGTCCACAGCGCGTCGTATTCTTCTTCTCGGTCGTAGTCTACTTCTCGTTCGTCAATTAACTCCCAGTCCTCGCCCATCTGCTCGCCCAGTCCTTCGAGGTAGTCCGCTACCCCGTCGAGGTTGAGTTCTTCCGAAAGGATAACACCTTCTTCCGGCGGGAACAAAAGTTCCGCTGCTTCCGGCGGGAATTGCAGCATAGTAATAAGCAACTGGATACCCTGTTCCCGTGTAAGCTGTCCCGATTGTACAAGCCCCACAATTTCAAGGGCGCTAGTAACCTGAATACCCGTGTACGAAGCATCTACGTTTGCTTCTCCTTCTGCAATTTGAGCAGATGCAAAACGAGGAGCGACCCCGCTAGCCTGCATAAGTGTAATAACCGCCTCGTTTAAGACCTCTTGATATGGAGTAACTACCTGCTGGTTAAATAGGTCCATAGAGGCCTCTAATTCGGTTCCGCCCCCTAGTTTGCCCGCGACCATAACCCCGAACATCTGCGGGTTAGTGACTCGGTGGCCTATCATAATCTTCGCGGTCGTTTCCTCCGAAAGAAACTGGTACTGTTTGTCCGCGTCCGAAAGGGTAAACGCCTCGATAGTCGGGGCGCGGTCCGGTTCGTCCGAAAAGGTCATCCAGAACTTACCCGCGTTCTGTGCTCCGGCAGCCTGCCTTTCAATGTCCCGACGAATTTCGCGGCGCTCTTCGTCGGAAGGGATGCCGTTTTTGAAGTGAATCGCGAACGAAGGAGAAAGACCGTTCTTAATATTGTTTATGTGGAATACCGAAATCTCCTTCTCAAGTTCGATATAGTTAATCGCGCCGATATAGTCTGGCTTCGGGTAGTAGTAAGACCCTACCGAGAAGGGTTTAACATAGAGAACTTGCGTCGGGTACTCGTTCTTCGTCTCTGGGTTAAAGCGTGCGATAGCTTCCGGCTCCTGTCTGGAGTCGCTCCAGTCCCGCGAGTAGTAATACCACTGTACTACCTCCTCTTCGTCGCAGACCCCCGAACGTAGATTCTCAAACGGGAGGTGTGAGATATTGGCAATTACCGTCCGGTCTACGCTCCAGTTCACTTCGAGAGCGAAACCGTTCTGAATCTTCAGGTCGATAGCGCATTTCCGGAGTTCTGAATTAAGGTCCCACTGTGCCGCGAGCAGTTTCGCGTTCAGGTCCGCGGGCTCGAACCCCTCCCCGTAAATCATCATTCCGATAGTCGTACATAACGCGTTATGCGTCGGGCTGCAATGGTACAGGTCTACCAGATAGTTAGGGAATAGATTATCGTCTCCGTACTTGACCCAATCCCCCTTCGCGTGTTCGCGGTAGGACCTAGCTTCGTACGTCTTGAGTTGGACGTTTTCGATTTTATTCGTTGCCATAGAAGAGTACGTTATCTTCGAGAGTTATAGTAGGGAGGCTTACAATACCCGCCCCCGGAACGCGCAAGGTACCTTGCTCGATTAAAGCTACAACCGCCGCGTTATTTGGGTCTTTATTGGTACTTGAGTTCTGGGCATAAACGAAATAATCGTAATCCCCGGTCTTTGTCAAAAGGACGTTATTCGTCGTAGTCGCGTTCGTGGCTACCTGAATCTTCGTATACCTCGGATTGTCGTTAATCACGTATCCCACGAAATAGAAGTCTTCGAGGGTCATGCGGTGTACCAGCTTAAACAGGTAATGGGTGTACGTGTAATCCCGCCCCGCGTCCTGAAGCGTGAGGTAGATGTTCTGGTTACCGCTATTCGAGTTTAAATACAGCATCTCGAGGAATTAGGTGTGCTTCGGGTACTACTTCGTCGAGGTCGTAGTTCTCGGGGCTGTACTTATAACGAGCGAAGGCACTAACATTTACGGAACTCTTTACATCTGCTACCGTCGGCGTTTGGCTCCAGTAGGGTTCTACCTTCGTTTTCTCCCAGACGCTACGACGGGAACAGCCGTCTAGACCTACCTGCCTGTCTGTCCACATAACCGGGACTGCATCTACCAAACGTCTAGCCATAAAGCGACCGGCTCCCGAAGCGTAACCCCGAAACAAAGTGCCCTCTCTGGTGTCCGCTCGGAACATGTAGATATTTCGAGACCCCGCGAACTCGTGTTCTTTCATGAGTTCTACGATATGTGCTCCGCCTCCCGGTAGAATAAAATCGTCCGAACCTAACTGAAGCATAAAGTCCCACGAAAAATCGCGCATCCAGTCCAGTAACTCGTTATTCTTTGTTCCCAGTCGTTCGTTCGCGAACCACTTGTAGTTCCATCCGAATTCCTGTGCGAGTTCCTCGTGTTCGTCTTCCGAAACCGCGATATAGGGAACCAGTTCGGCCCCGTTTTCTTGGAACTCCTTTTGGATTCTCTGAAGGCCTACGTAGCAGGCCCTTGTTAGTTCTACGCGCTTCCAGACGGGGATATGAAGGGCTATTTTCATGGGAAGTAAATACGGTATAGGCGTGGCCAGTTGTGGTGGTGAAGGTCCCAGATAGTCAACCCCTCCGGCGGGGGGATATAGCCGAAATAGTCTTCTTTGTGCGGGAGGGCGTAGGCCTTTACGTCGTTCTTGCGCATCCAAGAACCCACCAAAATATCGAGGCAGTTCCAGTCGTATTCGAGGCCTTCGAGCAGGGCCGCGTAGATAGCCGCAGGATAGAACGAAACCCCGGTACCCGGAACGTCTACGCGCTTCGTGTCTGGGTTCGCACGGAGGCAGTGCGCTACGGCCTTCGGTTCGTGTCCGTGTACCTCTTTTCCGTGGTGGGTGAGGATAGCGTTCGGGAAGGCCCCGGAATAGTTTAAGAAATCCTCTACGTACGTAGGTGGGTATATCAGGTCATCGTCACACGAAATAAAGTCCCCTGGCACGTGTGCGAGTTTAGAGAAGTCCCCTCGGTTTGGTCCGTGTGTAACCGTTATCCAGTCCGCCTCTAAATCGAGCGGGAAAGATTCGTCCGCCCAATAGATATACAACTGTCGTACCTGTCCCTTCAGGGAAAATATAGCCTTTTTAGAGGCGGGCCAGCGTTCGGGAAGGCAGGCCATGCCAGCGTTAACCATATAGCAAAGAAAAGGCCGGGAAGACCCCGGCCCTATCCTAACCAAGAAAACAAACCTTTACGACTCCGAAGTATAAGTAATATTCGTAATAGCAGAAAGGACCGGAGCGGGTGCCTTTTCTTCCGCCGTAAACGTCAAAGTATAGCCGTGCAGGTCGCCCGCAGCCGTTCCGGTAGTAATGGTTCCTCCGGTAACGTCTACGCCGTTGAGAAGACCCATAACCAAACGCTCCCCGTTTGCGGTTTCCACGATAACGCACAGACGCGTCTTCACGAGGTCTGCAATTTCGGCGTTAACGGCCGCTTCCATCTTCGGAATCGTGACCTCGAGAACTTGAGAATAGAAGACGTTCCCCGTTTCCATAGACGCGTTAATCGTCTGAACAAACGAAGCCGTGTTTTTTGTCAGCTGGAAAGAGTAGACGGTAATTGCCTCGGCCGCACCTGCGAGAGCACCCGCCGTAACCGTGCCCCAGTTGGAGCCGTCCGCCTCGAAGGTCTTAACCCAGAAGCGACGTACACCCCCGATAGCGTCTTTACAGGGGTACCCCCGTCCCGTGATTGTGATATTACAAGGCATTGAATTTGGGATTAAAGACAAAAGGAAGGGGCTATTAGCCCCCTCCTTCTATCGGGTTGTTATTACGTGGTCCGACGGAGCAAGCCGTACGAATCGTGGTCTACTACCTGCGTACCAAATGCGAACTTCATGATAACGCGGGTAACATCGTCCCCCGTCACGCCAATGAGGTCGAGAACTGCGGCCTCGGTCAGGTCGGTGAGGAGGTTCGTGCCTGCGTACAGGTTCTCAACACGCGAAATCAACAGCGTGTCATCCGGGAAACCGCCGGGGCACACAACCGGGTGACCTGCGTATTTATCGGCCATGCCTTCTGCGAGGTAGGGCAGGTTATACGTAGCAGCAAGAGCAGAGTAGTACAAAGACTTCGAAGCGCGACTCATATAAATGATGGCCGTAGTGTCGCCACGGAGAACCGGAGGGCATTGCGTCGTGGTCAGGGCCGACAATTTCGAAAGGATAGTCCCCGAAGTCAGCGAACCCGTCAAGTTTGCTTCGTAGGTCGGCGAAGCCAAAACCATTTGACGGAGCAGACCGTTGAACGCGGTATACGTAGCACTCGTCGCCGTACCAGCGTCGATGTTGTAGTTACCCTGCCAGATGTTATATTCGATAGATTCTGCGGCACGCTTTGCTACGTACTGCGCAGCCGCTGCCTTCATGTCCGCAGGAGCCGCAGCAGCAGCACCAATCATTTGCTCGGACTCCCACGCCATGTGGAGGTCTTTGTTACAGATTTGGTCGTTAATCTGGAGGTCCGTCAAAGACAGAGCAACGTCGGACAAAGTCAAAGCCGTACCCGTCGTAAACGTGCAAGTAGCGGCCTGAATTTGGCTACCGCCGAACTTCCGCAGTTGAGCACGTCCGCGGACGTTGTTCAGTACGGTAACGTAGTTGTTTGCGATTGTGTCTGCTGCGAGAATCGCGGGGGCCACATAGGGAAGCGCCTGTTTCCCTACGTAGTTACTGGTGATTGTAGCATCTGCCATGATTACTGCATAAAGTGGTTTTGAATAATTGCAACACGCTCCGCTACGGAGTGGTTAGAAAGGTTGAGGGGTTTTACCTCTTTTTGAACTGGGGCCTTACGGATAGCCGGGGTAGCGGTCTTTCCAAGTTTCTCGATTTGCGCGTCCCGCTCTGCGATAGCTTTAGAAACCTTCTTCAGTTCTTGATTCATCGACTTGATAGCCTCCGAAATCATAGACTGGACTTCTTCTCGGGTGAGAACTTCGCTCATCTTCTCTTCTTCTTCTTTCGCCTCTTCTACCTCCTCGACTTCCGGCATTACCCACTCTGCGATAGCGCCCTCGGTTACGACGAACTTCGTTCCGTCTTCGAGGGTGTAGTCTCCGTCTGGGAGGGGAATTTGTTCCCCTTCGTCATTTACGACGAAAACGGGAACGCCGATAGCCCACTCCTCGGCTTCGGTTTGGATTACCTGACCTCCTTCGAGCGTCGCGGTAGCCAGTGCAACCTTCTCCTCCGACAGCATAGCGCTGTACTTGGAAAACAGGGCCGCAACTCTTTGGTTAATGTTCATTCGGTTATAGGGTTTAAGGGTTTAACTATTTGGAAGGTCATTTCTTGACAGAAGCCACTTCCGCGCGGACGTCCTCTAGAATCTCTTCGAGTTCTCCGAGGAACGAAT